TCAACACTCCCCGTCGAAGAACTCCATGATCTGGCGTGAATCGAAGCTCTCCCCCGCCTCCTCCACGAACATGTCCGCGACCAGCTCCGGGGCAAGCACGTAGAACTCGCACAGCGAGCTCTGTTCATCACTCTCCATGTTGGACCACGCCACCTCCAGGGCGAGAGCGGCCATCTCGTCCGACATCTCACCGCTCAACGCGTCGCCCATGTCCTCCGCCTCCGCTTCTGCCTCAACGGTCACCGTCTCGGTGACCGTCTCCGTAACCTCGACATCTCGTGTCACCTCGACCTCCTCAGTCGCAGTCACCGTCGCCGTAACCGTGGGGGGAGCTGCCGCAGGCTCACTCTCCGCGCTGTCACACCCCGCCAACATCAGGCCAGCCCCTGCCACAATCGCCCATCTCGCACCCATCGTCTGCTCCTCATTCATCGTGGTTCTGCTTGCCCCAAGGCTCACTGTGAAGCCAACGGGAGGTCTCAGTGCCGCCTGGCCCTGCCGAGCACGACTGCCCGTTCCGTGGGGTGCAGGTGCTTCATGCGGGTGTAGAGCACGTCCGGCGACACCCACAGCTCGTCCGCGGCCTCGAGGTCGTCGTTCGCCCACGCCATCACGTCCCCCAGCTGGTGCACGTCCGGGATGAGCAGGCGCGCCGTCTCCTGCCGCACCGCTGTCTCCGCCTTCGCGTGCTGGTGGCCGCGGTGCCCGTGATGCAGGTGTCGCAGCTCGTGCGTGAGGACGCACCGCCGCTCGACCTGGGACAGGGTGTGTCGCATCCAGATCGTGGAGTGCCCGTCCGTCATCGCGCGCACGCCGGCAGGCAGGTCGTCGACCCAGTGCAGGGTCACGTGGTCGAGCGCACGCAGGGTGCGCCACGGATGGTAGGTCACGGCTACTCATCACTTTCTCTCGACGTCGAGCAAAAGTTGAAGCATTGAGTAGATCATGTGCCGCCACGGCAACCCCCTCACCCTTGCGGGTGACCATCCTCCCCCTGCTGCATAGCCCGGGCTGCGTCCTCCCGGGTGTCGTCGTCCTGCACCTGGCTCGCCGCCAGGTCGTAGTAGTCCTGCCTCGCGCGGGCGTCACCCGCAGGGCTGGTGGGGGCGGCGTCGCCATCGCCATCACGCTCCTCTGTCCTGAGCCCGACCCCCAGCCTGTCGGCCAGGGCCCGGACGATCTGCTCGTCGGAAGCAGTGGACAGAGACGCCTCGCCCCTCGCGACGTCCAGGTCATAGCCCATCGCCTCGAACGCGATGGCCGTGACCACGGACTCACTCACTGAGAACGCCCGTGCGATCGCTGCCAGCGTCTCCCTCTTGGGAGCCTGCGGCAGGACCTCACGGTCGTCGGTGAGCATCTGCGAGACCCGTTGCTTCGTGAGCCCACTGCGGCGCGCGAGCTCCGCCGGCTGCCACCCACGGGCGTCGAGCCCGTCCTGCAGGTAGCGGCGGAGTGCGTGCATGAGGTGAGGCTCCTTGGCGCGGGGTAAGCGCGTCCAGTCGTGACAGGACGCCGTGTCAAGCAGAGTAGCAACGAGTCAAGGCATCACACGTCAAGCAACACGCGACCGAGCATCATCGCAGGTCAAGGACCACCTGCGGAACTACAACCGTGTGAGTTGTTGACAGGATGACAAGCGTTGTGCGACTTTTAGTCCTGCACCGCTTGACAACCAACACGGAGGAGCGCAGGATGAGAGAACAAGCCCAGCGACGACGTCGCAGCGCGAGAGGACGATGGATGAAGCTCAAGGACCGGGCACTGCTGCTCGAGTACATGAAGCTCGGCGACTTCTCCCAGGCCCGCCTCGGCCGCTACGCCGGAGTCAGCCGCCAGTTCATCAACCAGCTCTGCCGAGGCGAACGGACCACCTGCACCCCGCAGGTCGCCGCGCGCATCGAGGAGGGCCTGCGCGTGCTCCCCCGCACCCTTTTCGAGCCGTCGAAGTCGCACGCTGCTGGACAGAACGTCACGACCAAGGCGACCGCGGCATGAGCGCCGAAGCCCGCGAGGTCGTGAAGCGGATGGTCGCCGACCACGGCCCGATGCCCGACCACCTGGTGCGCGACGTCGCGAAGCGACTGGCCCGCGCCACCCCCACCACCCAGGCCCCGGTCAAGAAGCCGGCCTGACCCCAGACAGCCGGAGACCCGGCCCCACCGCCAAGCAGAACCGGGTCTCACGAACGACAGGAGTATCCCAGATGACGACGACCGTCAGCCCCGTCACTGCCACCCCCGAGGTGCGCACCCTCCCCGACCTCGACGCCGAGGACATCGCCCGCGCCGTCATCGGCCGGCCCCTCGCCAACGCGACCGGGCAGCCCGTCCAGCACCACGGCGACGTCTACCGCATCACCAAGGCCGAGCCCATCCGCGACGGCATCCGCGTCGTCATCGAGGACCGCGACACCGGCACCGCCGTCTACGCCACGCTCCTCCTCGCCGCGCACGGGGTGGTGTCCGCATGAGGCTCCTCACCCACTCCGACGACATCAACACCCTCGTCGACTCCGGCGACCTCATCGGTGCCCTCGCCGGCATGGTCACCGACCGCTACGACCGCGCCGAGGCCGACTGCGACGCGCGAGACGCCGCAGAGGCCCGCGCAGCTGCACGCCGCGCCCAGATCGACGCAGACCCCCAAGGCCAGGCGGACGCCATCGCCTGCGCCACCAACCAGCCCATGACCGGCGGGGCGCTGTGCCCCTGCTGCTTCACCACCCACACCGAAGGACGTGCGCGATGACCAACACCGACCTCGACCCCCAGGTCCTCGCCGACAAGCTCGCGGGCCTCCGCGACCGCTACCACCAGCTCACCGCGGCCCGCGACACCATCGACGGCGAGCTCGAGGAGATCAAGGCCGCCATCCGCGACCTCGTGCCCGAGGGCAAGCACCCCGCCGGTGACGGTGAGGTCACCGTCACCCCCAACCGGCGCTTTGACGAGAAGAAGGCCCTCAAGCTCATCCCGGCCGAGGTCCTCCCGGTGCTGACCTACCCCGAGACCCGGGTGCACAAGGACGCCCTGCGCGACCTCCTGCCCGACGTCTACGACGCCGCCCAGGTCACCTATACGCCCCGAGTGAGCGTGAAGTGACCACCGCGACCGCCCCTGCCCCCGGCCCGGCCGTGGTCGGTGACTCCTCGTGGAAGCACCTGCGCGAGGTCATCGAGCACACCATCCTCACCGACCCGCGCACCCTGCAGGTCGCGCTCGGCCCCTCCGAGATTGGCACCGCGTGCGACCGGTGCCTCGTGCACCTCCTCGCCGGGCACAAGGCCACCGAGTACGTCGCGCCCTGGCTGCCCACCATCGGGCACGCCGTCCACGCTTGGCTCGACAAGGCCATGCGCCTGCACGCCCTCGCCAGCGACGACGGCGACAGGTGGCACGTCGAGAGCCGCGTCACCGTCGGCCAGATCGGCGGCGTCGACATCAAGGGCAACGCGGACCTGTTCGACGAGGTCACCGGCACTGTCACGGACTGGAAGATCAGCGGCAAGCCGAAGATCGACAGCGTCCGCCGTCACGGCGCGTCCCTGACCTACCAGCGCCAGGCGCAGCTCTACGGCAAGGGTTACGAGGACGCCGGCCACACCGTCCGGGCGGTCCAGGTCATCTTCCTGCCGCGCAACGCCGTCAGCCTGCAGGGCGGTATCTGCTGGTCCGCCCCCTACGACCGGCAGGTCGCCCAGCACGCCCTCGACCGGGCGAACGCCCTCCACGCCGGCATCACCTCCCTCGGTGCCGAGGCCGTGCTCGCGATGAGCCCGCCCCACACCGGGCAGGAGTTCGACTGCGACCGGTGGCCCGGCGAGGCCACCCCGTCGACCGACCGTCAGCTCGACGGGCTCATCCCCCAGACCCCCGGCGCGACCGCGACCGGGTCCACCGCGCCCACCACAGCGCACCAGTAGGAGACGACAACTATGACGACGCACACGCACGACGCCAACGCCCTGCTCATGGGTGGCGGCGGCGCCCCCACCTGGAAGTTCGACACCGAGGGCATCCGCAAGGTCGGGACGGTCACGTCCCCGCCGGAGGCCCGCCAGGAGCGCGAGTACGACCCCGGCAACCCCGGCGGCGGCGCCCCGAAGTTCTTCCCCTCGGGCGACCCCATCATGGGCATCCTCGTCGAGGTCCAGACCGACGAGCGCGACCCCTCCCGCGACGGTGACGACGGACGCCGCACCTTCTACATCGAGGGCAAGCGCCTCAAGGACGCCGTCAAGGCCGGCATCCGCGCCGCGGGCGGGTCGGGGCTCGAGGTCGGCGGGGTCTTGGACGTCACCCTCACCCGGTACGACGTGCCCGGTGACCGGCGCTCGGGCCGCAACTGGCAGATCGCCTACACCCCGGCCGGCAACGCCCAGCTGATGAGCGAGCAGGCCCCCGCCCCTGCCGCCCAGACGGCGCCGGTGGCTCAGCCCCAGCAGCAGCCGGCCCCGGCAGCCAGCCCGGCCCCGCAGGCGGCCGCCCAGCCCGCCTCGGCGGGTCAGCCGACCCCGGAGGCCCTGGCCGCCTTCCAGGCGTGGCAGGCCAGCCAGCAGCAGCAGGCGGGCTGACCGGCCCTCTCACGCCCGGGCGGCAGTCACGTCCGGGCGTGGGAGAGCCAGCCAGGCCACCCACCCACCACGAAAGGGCCGAAGCGTGAGCCCCACCGTCCTCAACCTCGCCGCCGACGTCGTCGACTTCATCGGCAACGTCGCCCAGCAGGAGGCCATCGGCGCCCTCTGGGGCCTGTTCGCCCTCGTCGCCATCGGCCTCTATCTCCCCCGCCGGTCGACCATCCGCGATGCCCAGACCCGCGCGCCCCTCGCCCCCGACTTCAAGGTCAACGGCGTCGCCGTCTGGAACCCGCACACCGACGGGCCCGCACCCATGACCGACGAGCAGGCCCGCCGCCACATCGACGGCCTCATCGCCAGGGGCGAGCACTGATGGCCACCGACACCCAACCCCAGCCCGCCCCCAAGCCGGCGAAGCCCATGCGGTGCCCGCACTGCGACCACCAGCGGTTCAAGCGGCACTGCCCCGAGACCAACAACGCCTGCCGGTGGCTGACCTGCCGGGCCTGCAGCGCCCGCATCGACACCCGCACCGGCCGCCACACCCACGCCGACCACCCCGGCACCGACCTCCGCTGCTACCCAGGAAAGGCCACGCCATGACTACCACCCTCGACCGGCCACGGTTCACCACCGACGCCCGCGGCCACTACCCCTGCCCCGCCCCCGAATGCCGCCGCACCTTCAACGCAGCCGCCGGCGTCGGCCGTCACTGGTCCACCCAGCACGCCACCACCCCGGCACCCGTCGAGACCAAGGCCGAGCAGGGCACCGGCGAGGACCAGGTCGACACCTGGCACCGGCAGATGTACCCCGACGCCTACGACGCCGACGGCAACCTCATCGACGACACCCCCGACGAGGACGAGGCTCCCTCCGCCGCGTCCCCCGCGCCGCCCCAGCGCGAGGCGGAGGTCGAGAGCCCGGGCGAGGCGGTCGAGGCGAGCCCTACGCCTCCCGCCCGCCCGGGCGTCTCCCTCCTCACCTGGGAGCAGCTGGCCGAAGACCGCCCCGGCCGGGTGGCCGAGCTCGTCGAGGGCGTCGACATCCTCAGCTCTGCGACGGCGCGCCTCGTCGGCGTCGGCTACGACCCGGACGTCGCGCAGGAGTACGTCCTGCACCTCATCGACCTCCTCGTCGAGGTGCGCTCGTGAGCGCCCTCGCACCGCTGCTCCCTGGGCACGCACCCGGGTGGAAATGGCGCAAGGACTACGCCGGCGTCCTTGAGCAGCCCTGGCCCGAAGACCTCCCAACGCACGTCAACGGGCTCTGCGAGAGCGGATGGCACCGCGACTGCCCGCAAGCGCCGCTGCTCGTCGCGACCCCGGGCACCTGCTCGTGCCCCTGCCACCGCGGTGCCACACCTGAGGCGGCGTCGTGAGCACCTCCACCAGGCAGCGCCAGTGCAGAGCGCACTCCGAAGGCCGCTACCGCTGCGACCGCACCACCGGGCACGACGGCGACCACCACTACTCCTGGACCCCCCTGCACCCCGTCAGCTGCGGATGCGGCTTCGTCGGCACACCCCAAGAGCTCGCCTACCGGGCCACCGACCACCTCGAGCAGCACCAGGCGTCCACCGCATGCGCGCTCTCCCCGAACTACCTCACCCCCGAGGAGCGCCACCACCGCCAGACCGCCAAGGCCAACACCGCCGTCCGCACCCGCCCGTCCGCCAACCCGGCCACGGCCGACCGGTGCACCGTCACCGGCTGCCGGCGCCGCGTCACGAAGGGCCGAGGCACGACGGGCCTGTGCGAGCAGCACCACCAGGAGCTCGTGCACGACACCGAGTCACCCCTCGACCTCACCGGCACGGGCCGGTGGGTCAGCCGCCGCGGCATCCGCGTCTGGCAGCCCAGCACCACCACCAGCGGCACCGCCGCCTGAACCGGACCGGAGGACGCCATGTCACGCACCGCGAGCAAGCCCTACGACCCAGCCGAGGACCACGACCCGCTCATCGAGCTCGACGCCGTCGCCCAGACCGCACGGAACGACGAGAACGCCAACAAGCGCAGCCCGCGGCCGCGCGCCGTCGCCTGGACCTCCTGCCCCGACTGCGCCAACCCCAACATCGGACTCGTCCAGTCCAACGGGCACCTGCTCTACAAGGAGCACGAGAAGGCGACGTTCTCGGGCGCGCGGATGCAGTGCCGGGCGTCCTGGTCAGCCATCTGCACCAACCCGCCTGGGGGCGGCCTCGTCAACGGCCACGGCGACCGGACCTACGTCCGCTGCAGCCACGACCAGGCGGCCACCGGGTGAGCAACAGCACCGCCCTCGAGGTGATGGTCACCGACCTCGTCACCGCCTCCGAGCGGTACCGGGCCAACAACTCGGCACCGCACCTGCAGGACGACGGCCCATGCCTCAGGGACCACCTCGTGCCCGTCCACGTCACCCACCAATGTCCCCAGGAGGTCCCCGCGTGATGTCGGCCCCCGACGACACCCCCACCACCGGCCCCTACGGCGACCACGCCCTCCACTACCTCCGCGCAGGCTGGGCGCCCCTCCCCCTGCCCCCGCGCGCCAAGAAGCACCCACCCGCCGGGTGGACCGGACGCGACGGCGCCACCCCCTCCGGGCCCGACGTCCATGCCTGGACCGAAGACCACCCCGACGGCAACATCGCCCTCCGCATGCCCCCCGACGTCCTCGGCATCGACGTCGACGCCTACGACAGCAAACCCGGCGGCCTCGTCCTCGACCAGCTCGAAACCACCCACGGGTCCCTGCCCGCGACGTGGCGGTCCACGTCCCGCGACGACGGCACCTCCGGCATCCGCTTCTACACCGTCCCACCCGGCCTGCGGTGGCCCTCCGTCCTCGGGCCCGGCATCGAAACCATCCGCCGCGAACACCGCTACGCCGTCGCCTGGCCCTCCACCCACCCCGACCACGGCGGCACCTACCGGTGGATCAGCCCCGACGGCACCACCACCATCGGCACCATCCCCACCCCCGGTGACCTCCCGGCCCTCCCCGACGCATGGGTGTCCCACTTCACCGGTGGCGAGCTCGCACCCGACACCACCACCGCCGGCCTCACCACCGCAGCGACCACCGCCTGGCTCGACCAGGCACCACCCGGGCACCCCTGCCGCGCCGTCCAGGCCGCCACCACCCGCGCCCACACCGACCTCACCAACAAGGCCGGCGCCCGCCACGACACTGCCCTGCGCGCCGTGCACCGCCTCGTCTGGCTCGCCGCCGAAGGACACCCGGGCACCACCACGGCCCTCGCCGAGATCCAGGCAGCGTTCCTCGCCGCCACCGGCACCGACCGGGCACCCGGGGAAGCCGAGGCCGAGTACGCCCGCCTCATCACCGGGTCCATCGACATCGCCGCCGCCCACCACCCAACCCCGGCCACCACCCCGGACCCGTGCACCGACCCGTTCGCCGGCCTCATCGACAGGAGCACCACCCCATGCCCACCACCCGCGACCTCGTCGCACGCACCCTCGGCTCCGTTATCGAGCTCCTCGAGCGGGCTTACTGCGCCGTCGACGGACACGAGTGGTTCATCTGGCACGGCGGACGCACCTGCCACCGCTGCAGCCGAACCGAGCGCAACGGCTGACCCGGACACGGTCGAGCGGACCACCTGGTGGCCACGCGACAACGACCTCGCCCTCGACGACGACACCCCCGAACCACCACCAGCCTTCCTCACCCGCGACGACGGCCACGCCCTCTTCTACCCAGGCCGCGTCAACGGCATCGTCGCCCCCTCCGAATCCGGCAAGACCTGGATCGCCCTCCTCGCCGTCGTCCAAGCCACCCAGGCCGGACACCGCACCACCATCCTCGACTTCGAAGACTCCCACCGCGGCATCACCAGCCGCCTCCGCGCCATGGGCCTCACCCGCGACCAGATCCGCGCCCACATCGCCTACATCGGCCCCGACGAACCCTTCTCCCCCTACCTGCCCACCGGCCGCGACCTCCACCAACACCTCGCCGACTGGACCCCCCACCTCGTCATCGTCGACGGCTTCAACGCCGCCATGACCCTCCAGGGCCTCGACCTCATGTCCAACAAGGACGCCACCAGCTTCTCCCAGACCATCCTCAAACCCCTCGCCCACGACGGCGCCGCCGTCGTCTACATCGACCACACCCCCAAAGACACCGAGAACAAGTCCAGCGGCGGAATCGGAGCCCAAGCAAAAAGGGCCATGACCACCGGGTGCGCTATTCGCGTCGAAGTCATCAAACAATTCGGGAAAGGCCAAGAAGGAAAACTGCGGCTGCGCGTCGACAAAGACCGCCAAGGCGACGTCCGCGGCGCCTCCCTCCCCGGCAAGACCGGCCACTGGGCCGGCGACATCACCATCGCCCCCGGCGAGCACGACGACGCCATCGACGTCCAGCTCCACGCACCCGGCACCGGACAGGCCGGCGACACCACCACCGGCGAGCGCCCGGCGTTCCGGCCCACCGCCCTCATGGAGCGCGTCAGCACCTTCCTGCAGACCTGCGAAGGCGGCGCCTCCCGCCGGGTCGTGACCAAGGAGGTCCGCGGCAAGGAGGAGTACATCGTCCAGGCCCTCGACACCCTCGTCGCCGAAGGCTACGTCGACCGCCACGAAGAGACCGGCCGAGGCGGCGCCCGCATGGTCCACACCCACGTCCGCGCCTTCGTCGAGCTATCCGACCCAGGCCCACCCGAAAGCGCCTCCCAACTGCCTCCCAAGTGCCTCCCGGGCGGCGGTTCGAGTGCCTCCCCCGGAAGTGCCTCCCCGTCTCGCTCCCCCTACGGGGAGACGGAGGCGCTTCGGACGGCACGGGTCGACCAGGAGCCACCACCAGACACCCCAAGTGCCTCCCGCATCGTCGAGCGCACCATCGCCGGCCAACGAGTCCGCATCAACCTCGACACCGGAGAGGTCATCGACTGATGGACCCACGCGCCCTCAAGCACGCGATCGACCAAGGCCACATGGACCGCGAGCGCGTCACCACCACACCCACCCGACGTCACTGCCGAGCATGCCGCCGCACCGTCCTCGTCGCCCTCGCCGACGACGGCCCCCAGGTCACCGGCATCCGCGTCACCCTCGACCCCCGACCCCTCACCCCCCTCGGCGAGCTCCAAGCCCTCACCGCCGGCCTCGCCACCTACGCCCACGTCGCCGGCGCCCTCACCTGGCGCTGCACCATCCGCATCGCCACTACCCCCGCCAGCGCCACCTACGACGTCCACCACACCCACACCTGCACCCCACCCCCAGGGATCGAATACACCACCCATTCCCACCAAGACACATTCACCGCCCGGCAATACGACCACATCCCATTCTGAGAAAGGCCACGCAAATGCAGATCACCGGCATCGACCCATCACTCACCGGCACCGGCATCGCCCGCGTCGCCATCGGCGACCACTCACGCGTCATCGAACGCGACGTCATCACCTCCCGTCCAGACGGCACCACCGTCACCGACCGCGGCGAACGCCTCCACCAGCTGCTCGAGCAGATCCTCGACCACACCCGCGGGACCGACCTCGTCGTTATCGAAGGCCCCGCCTACTCCCGGTCCAACCCCGGCACCTGGGACCGCGCCGGCCTCTGGTGGCTCACCATCGACACCCTCCTGCGCGGCGACGAGCACCCCGTCGCCATCGTCCCCCCGACCACCCTCAAGAAGTACGCCACCGGCAAAGGCAACGCCACCAAGCCCGACATGCGCATGGCCCTCTACCGGCGCCTCCACATCGACGAGCCCGACGACAACGCCGTCGACGCCACCTGGCTCGCCGCCACCGGAGCCGACTGGCTCGGCCAGCCCCTGGCCACGCTCCCCGCCGCCCAGCGGGCCGTCCTCGACGGAGCCGAGTGGCCCGAACGTTCCGCCGGTGGCTCGCGTGTGGGGGGCCTGGCGGGAGTGGGGCTGGTGCGATGAAAACCCATCCCTTAGACCTAGACCACCATCGAACGCCGCTTCTCGGTTTCTGTGACGGAGCGCCAGGCCGAGGGGGCGTAGGTCACCCTCAGCCCGTCAGCGGGGGTACAGATCAGCACCCCGCCGTCGGTGACCTTGTAGTTCGTGACTTCGATCGTTCGGGCGATGTTCGAGTCCGGGAAAAGCACTTTGATCTTCATGATGGCCAGGTTGCCACCGGCCACCGACAGACCCGCAGTCGCGCGGAGATGAGCCGCACGGTGCCTCCCTGGAAGTCGCCTCGGCTGGAGCCTCAATCCGATGTCTCGGATGAGGGGTCGGAGTGCAGTGAGGTCCGCTGCCACGGACAGGGCGGAAGGGACCTTCGTGGCGAGCTGAAGGAGCTCAGCGGCGAGCTCTTGGGGTGTCATTGGCGTCTCTCGGGTGCTCGGGGGCACTTCTGGCCCGTTCTCTCCTTTCGCGTTCTCACCGCGCATCCGACAGGTGACCACCGGTGCCTGACCTGACCGCCACCCGCGCCCTCGTCGCAGCCGCCCACCTCGACGCGCTCGGCCGGTCTGACCTCGCCGACACCGTCCAGCACGGCACCGACCAACGCCACGAACTCACACCCACCACCGAGCCCCAGGAGGACACCCAGCCATGACCCGCCCCGAGCTCCTCGCCGCCGACCACATCCGCGAGCTCACCCAGCACCACACCACCACCGAGAAGCGCCCACGGCGCGTCCCCGTCCCCACCACCATCGGACCCCGACACCACACTGCCTGGACCAACGACCCCTCCGGGAACACCGAGCTCCACGTCGTCACCCACCCGCCCCTCCTCGCCCAGCTCCGGGACGCCATCACCGGCTCCACCGCCCTGTCCGACGAGTCAGCCGGAACCCGGTTCGGGTCCAAGCCCGCCGGCCACCTCGAATCCCTCGACCTGGTCGCCCGCATCGACCGCCAGTCCACCGACCTCGCCAACGAGCACGGCATCGACCAGCCCGACCTCACTAAGCGGCTCCTCGCCCTGTCCGGGTTCATCGGGCACCACCCGCACCGCCTCGTCCGGTCCTGGTGGGCCTCCGCCCGCGTCATCACCCAGCACGACGCACCCCCCTACCGGCCGCACGCCCCCTGCCCAGCCTGCGACGAACCCGACACGCTGCGCATCCGTGTCGACGACGAGCTCGGGCACTGCACCTCGTGCGGCGAGACATGGGACACCACCGGCCAGCCCGACTCCCGTCCCCTAGCGCTGCTCGCCCAGCACATCCGGTGGTGCACCGACCACGAGGTCACCCGCCCGAGGCACTGGCTGACCGACGCCGGCGGTTACCCGGTGGAGTGCACCGAGTGCCTGGAGTTTCGGGAGGCGAGGGCGACCCGGCGCGCCGCGCAGGGTCAGGCTGTTGCGCGTGGTGCGTGATGTGTCATCATGGGCCCAGCGATTCGTGCTGCCCTGAGACCCCTAGGCACGCGGGTCGACTGTCCAGGCAAAGCTGTCCTGCTGCGCGATGATGTCCGCGTGTTTCCCATACGGCGTCGCCCCCGCACTCCGCGCTTTGTCGACAGCAGCACGACCAGGCCCGAACTGATCAGTTACGAACTGCTGATGCTGCGGCTCTATGAGCAAGACGCCAAGATGTGGCAAACACCCACAATGGCCTTCACCGCCCAGGCGTTCCTACTGACCATCGGCCTCGGCAGCACCATGCACACGCCACTCGAGCGGGCCGTCGCCGCGACCTTGAGTCTGGTCATCGCCCTTCTCAGCATCCAGTTGATGGCGAAGCACCGCTACCACTCAGCGCTGGACAAGCGCGCTGCTCAGGAGTTTGAGCACGACCCAGCTCTCGGCCTCCTGCCGTTGGTGGTCCGAGAAGCGCACGAGGACGTGCCCACCACAGTCCTGACTCGGCACAGTGCCTACCTGGTCTGGCAGAGCGGGCTGGCCCTCTTCGGACTCGTGAGTCTGTGGATCACTGTGCAAGCCGTGGGCATTCTCCTAGGACTCTGGTAGTCCCGCCCACCCTCAAGCACCACCCGGACGGCCAGGCGCCGCACCGGCCCCCCATGACCGTCCCGAGGTGGTGACCCGATGGCCACACCCCGATGGACCCAGGCAGACACCGACCGCCTCACCGACCTCCACTCCCAAGGCCTGTCCCTCGGGAAGATCGCCGAGCAGATGGGCCGCGGGAAGGCCACCATCAGCACCCGGGCGAAGGCAGCCGGCCTCACCTGGGACCGCGACCAGGTCGCCGCCGCCACCCAGGCGAAGACCCGCGACGCCAAGGCACGCCGCGCCGACATCAAGCTCCGCCTCCTCACCCGCGTCGAGGCCAACCTCGACCGGCTCGACGCCGACACCTTCCACACCCTCGTCCCCTCCGGGCCCGGCATCCACGACCCCCGCCAGCTGTCGTTCGTGCCGCCCGACGACGAGAAGCACCTCGCGACGTCCATCACGTCCTACCTCGGCGCCTACGACCGGCTCGAGAAGCTCGACGGAGACGGCGGGGTCGCGGACGCGGTCGGCATGCTCGACAAGATCGCCGACGCCATCAAGGGCGCCGCGCAGGCCCTCGACGCATGACCACCGCCGGCACCACCCGAGCCGTCCTCGAAGCCCTCACCCCCGCCCAGGTCCGGTCCGTCGCCCAAGCCGACGCGCCCATCAACTTCTGGCACGGCAGCATCTCGAGCGGCAAGACGATCGGGTCGCTCCTCGCGTGGCTCATCTACGTGTCCCACGCCCCCCGCGGCGGCGAGCTCGTCGTCGTCGGCCGCACCCGCGAGTCCATCGCCCGCAACGTCTTCGGGCCCCTGTCCGACCCGTCCCTCTTCGGCGCCCTCGCCCTCCAGGTGTCCTACACCCCCGGCGCACCCACCGGGAAGATCCTCGGACGCACCGTCCACGTCCTCGGCGCATCCGACGCCCGCTCCGAGAACGTCCTCCGCGGCCTCACCTGCGCCGGCGCCTACGTCGACGAGGCCACCCTCGTCTCCGAGGCGTTCTGGACCCAGCTCCTCGGCCGCATGCGCGTCACCGGCGCCCGGATCTTCGCGACCACCAACCCCGACGGGCCCGCGCACTACCTACGGAAGCAGGTCATCGCCCGCGCCGACGAGCTCGGCTACCGGGTGTTCAAGTTCCAGCTCGCCGACAACCGGGCCAACCTCGACGACGCCTACTACGAGCGGGTCCAGAAGCAGTACACGGGTCTCTGGTACCGCCGGTTCATCCTCGGCGACTGGGTGCAGGCCCAGGGCGCCGTCTACGAGACCTGGGACGAGTCCCGGCACGTCATCCCCGCGGCGGCCCTGCCCCGCATGGACCAGGTCCTCACCGTCGGCGTCGACTACGGCGACGTCCACCCCACCCGCGGCTACCTTCTCGGCATCGGCCCCGACACCACCCCCGCCGGCGGGTACCGGCTGTACGTCCTGTCCGAGTGGGCGCCCGGGCCCGGCACCATCGGGCAGCACTCGACGTCCCTGCGGCAGTGGCTCGCGGGCCAGCCGGAGCCGTGGCGGCACCCCGAATGGGTCGCCGTCGACTCCGCCGCTGCATCGTTCAAGCGACAACTGTTCCACGACGGCATGGTCGGCGTCCGCAACGCCCACAAGAACGTCCTCGCCGGCATCCGCACCGTCGGCGGCCTCCTCGGTGTCGACAAGCTCGTCGTCGCAGACACCTGCACCCACCTCATCGACCGGCTCCCCGGCTACGTCTGGGACGAGAAGGCCGCCGCCCGGGGTGAGACGAAACCGGTGAAGGACGCGGACGACGAGGTCGACGCGCTGCGCTACGCGGTCTACACCTCCCGCCTCGACTGGCAGGACCTCATCCCTCTCGCACCGGCCGCCGCGCCCGACCAGGACCAGGAGGACGACACGCATGCCGCTTCCTGAGACCCAGAAGACCCAGACGTGGCCGCCCCCGGCGAACGCGCACATCCTCACGAAGATGGCCGAGTGGGACGCCTGGTACACCGGCTCCCACGACGCCCTCACCCGCGCCTACGCAAGCGCGACGCACACCCGCGCGCCCCTGTCCCGGCCGTCGCAATACGCCGGCGGGGTCGTCGGGACCCTCGCCCGGTTCCTGTGGGGCCGGCCGGTCGCCGACGGGCAGCGCGACGGGCGCCTCCACATCCCCATCGCCGCGGACCTCGCGCAGGCGTCCGCGGACCTGCTCTACGCCGACCCCCCGAAGGTCACCAGCGAGGACCAGAAGACCGCCGACCGGCTCGCGGACTACGTCGACGACCACATGGCGACCGTCCTGTCCGCCGGGTCCGAGATCGGCGCCGCCCTCGGCGGCCGCTACCACCGCGTCACCTGGGACCGGGAGCTCGCCGACCGGCCCTTCCTGTCGACCGTGCACGCCGACGCCGCGATCCCCACCTTCCGGTGGGGCCGGCTCGTCGCGGTCACGTTCTGGACCCGCCTGGCCCACAACGGCGGCAACGGGACGGTCCTGCGGCACCTTGAGCGGCACGAGCTCGTCAACGGCACCGGTCTCGTCTACCACGGGCTCTACCAGGGCACCGACTCCGACCTCGGCCGGGTCATCCCCCTCACCGAGCACCCCGCCGTGCGGCACCTCGCCACCCAGGTCGGGGCGGACGGTGCGCTCACCGAGGGCCGCACCCCGGGCCTCGCGGTCGCCTACATCCCGAACCTCACCCCGAACCGGATCTGGCGCACCGACCAGGCCGGGAAAGACCTCGGCCGGTCGGACTACGAGGGCGTCGAGCCCCTCATGGACTCCCTCGACGAGACCTACTCCTCGTGGATGCGGGACATCCGGGTCGCGAAGTCGCGCCTCCTGATCCCGGAGTACATGACCCAGACCGGGAAGCCCGGCGAGGGCGTGTCCTTCGACCTCGACCAGGAGGCCTACACCACCATCCGGGCCGCGGCCGGTGAGGACAGCGACGCGCCCATCACGCCCATGCAGTTCGCCATCCGCGTCGACGAGCACCAGCGCACCGCGCAGGACCTCGTCGAGCAGATCCTCCGCTCCGCCGGGTACTCCGCGTCCACGTTCGGCGAGGAAGAGTCCGACCCGGCCACGGCGACCGAGACGCAGGCACGCAAGGGCCGGTCCCTGCTCACCCGTGGCCGGAAGGTCCGCCTCGAGCGGCCCGCGCTGGCCGGTCTCGCGACGAAGATGCTCCTCGTCGACCAGGCCGTCTTCAACACCCCCGGGCTGGACCCGTCCAAGCCGGTCGACGTGGACTTCGGGGCGACGGTGCAGGACTCGCCGTTGCAGCTGGCGCAGACCGTGGAGGCGATCTCCCGGGCGCAGGCCGCGTCGGTCGAGACGAAGGTGCAGATGCTGCACCCCGACTGGTCACCGGACCAGGTCGAGACCGAGGCCGCGAAGATCCGGGACGAGCAGGGCATCGGGCCCGTCGCGGACCCGGCAAACCCTGGCCTCTTCGGGTCCTGACCGCTTACCCTGACCGGATGGAGCACCCCGACCCATGCCCGTCGACCCCGGTTACGGTGAGCGGCTAGCAGTCCGCGTCTCCTCCCTCTACGCGGCCGCCGAGCTGTCCCTCCTGCGCCGCATCGCCCGCGCCCTCGCCGCCGGCGACGACGGCCCCGCCTGGGCGGTCGGGAAGCTCGCCCAGCTCGACCTCATCCGGGCCCGCGCCGGCACGGACATGGCCGCCCTTACCCAGCAGGCCGCTGGCGAGGTCCGGTCCGTCCTCACCGAGGCGTTCACCACCGGGCAGGCGCTGGCCGTCGGCGACCTCGACCGGTACGGGCTCGACGTCCGCCTCGCCCCCGCGAAGGCCAACGCGGTCGAGCGGCTCGCCGCGGAGACCCTGCAGGTCCTCGCCCCCGTCGGTGCCCGCATTCTCCGGGCCTCCCTGGACATCTACACCCAGGTCGTCGCCGAGGCGTCGTCCACCATTCTCCTCGGCGCGAACACCCGCCGCGACGCCGCCCAGCAGGCCCTCGACCGGCTCACGACCAACGGTGTCCGGTCCTTCACCGACACCGCCGGGCGGCGGTGGCAGGCCGAGTCCTACGTCGAGATGGCCGTGCGCACCAGCGCCGGGCAGGCCGCCGTGCAGGGCCACGTCGACCAGCTGCAGGCCAACAGCCTCGACCTCGTCATCGTGTCCAACTCGCCGCGCGAGTGCGACCTGTGCAGGCCGTGGGAGGGCAAGGTCCTGTCCCTGTCCGGTGGGGTCGCCGGCACCATCGAGCGGCAGTCGCTGACCACGGGCGAGCTCGTCACGGTGCGGGTCGCCGGCACCCTCGACGATGCGCGCCGGGCCGGGCTGCAGCACCCCAACTGCCGGCACGGGGTCAGCGCCTACCTGCCCGGGGCCACCACGGTCCCGCGGAGCACCGAGGACACCGACGAGCGGGTCGCGCAGGAGCAGCGGCAGCGGGCGATCGAGCGGAACATCCGCCGGTGGAAGACCCGCCAGGCCACCGCGCTCACCCCGGAGGCCGAGGCGAAGGCCACCGCGAAGGTCAGGCAGTGGCAGGCCGCGATGCGGGAGCACCTGGCCGCGACCGAGGGCCTGACCCGGAAGAGCGCGCGGGAGCAGGTCGGCCGGGCGCGCTAGGCGTCGACGTCGTCGGACTGCAGCGCGACGGTGACGTCGGTGAGGGTCCGCAACTGGCCGCTGATCTGCCAGAGCAGGAGCACCACGACTGGGGCCGCGACGGTCACGACGAGCGACGCGACGATGACGAACCACCAGACCATGCAGTCACCATACCCGCCAGGCGCGGGCCACCACCATGCCCAGGAGGCAACCCACCATGTCCACCACCGCCACCGAGACGAGCGCCACCGCGACCGACACCGGCCAGGGCACCCAGCAGCCCGCCGAGCAGACCCAGACCACGGCGACCCCCGCCGACGTCGCCGCCCAGCAGCAGGCCACCCAGCAGACCCAGGACCCCGCCCCCGCCGGCGACAACCCTTGGGCGGACCCCGACAAGGCCAAGGCCGAGATCGAGCGCCTCCGCCGCGAGAACGGCGCCGAGCGGACCACCGCGAAGCAGCAGGCCGCCGACCAGGCCCGCACCGAGCTCCTCGCGTCCCTGTCCCCCGCGCTCAAGGCCCTCGGCCTCGACATCCCCGGCGACGAGCAGGTCACCCCCGAGGCCCTCGCCGAGCAGGCCCGCACCAACAAGGCCGACGCCGACAAGGCCCGCGACGACGCCCGCGAGGCCCGCGTCGAGCTCGCCGTGTTCCGCCGCGCCGACACCCACAGCGCCGACGCCCAGGCGCTCCTTGACTCCCGCACCTTCCTGGCGAAGGTCGCGGACCTCGACCCGTCGTCCGACGACTTCGGGTCCAAGCTCGACGACGCCATCAAGACGGCGGTGTCCGACAACCCCAAGCTCAAGGCGGCCCCGGTGGTCGGCTCGAGCAGCGCAGACCACGCCGGCGGGTCCGGCGAGGGCGCAGTCACGCAGGAGGCCTTCGACAAGATGTCGGGCGCCGAGCGGAACCACCTGCACCGCACCAACCCCGCCCTCTACGCGCAGCTGTCCGGCCGCGCGTAGCACCCGCCCCAGGAGGCACCCATGGCAACCACCCTCTCCACCGACCTCTACACCCCGGAGGTCTGGGCCGACCTGTCCCAGTCGAAGTTCGCCGGCAAGGCGATCGTCGCGACCTCCCCCGCCGTGCTCGTCGACGACCAGCTCGTCGGGCAGCCCGGCGACACCGTCAACTTCCCCAAGTGGATGAACATGAGCGAGATGCAGGACCTCGCCGAGACGGACGTCCTGGTCCCCGAGAAGCTCAAGCAGAGCAACAGCCAGGCCACCATCAAGGAGGCCGGCAAGGCCGCCGAGTGGTCCGACAAGGCCAAGCTCACCGGCATCGGCAACGTCCAGGACGAGGCCATCCGCCAGTTCGGCATCCTGTCCGCCCGCAAGGTCGACGCCGACCTCATCGCCGCGGCCACCGCGGTCGTGGCCGGCGGCATCACCTACGCCGACGGGACCGCCGCGACGAGCTCGGCGCCGCTGTCCCTGACGGCGACCGGTGGCCTGACCTGGGCCAACATCGTCAAGGCCGGGCTGCTCTTCGGGGACGACTTCGACCCCACCGAGTTCGCCGGCCTGTACATCCCCTCGGTCGCGTCCGAGGTGATGCTCAACGACGACAAGTTCATCCAGGCCGCGCAGACCGCGCAGGGCAACAGCCTCATCAACACCGGGCTGCTCGGCACGAAGAACGGCCTGCGCGTGTTCATGACGAACCGGCTGGCCAACAACAAGGCCGTGCTGCTCAAGAACAACAGCCTGGGGCTGATGTACAAGCGGCGCCCGATCGTGGAGCAGGACCGGGACATCCTGGCCCGCACCACGGTCGTCGCGACGAACATGCACTACGCCGTGAAGCGCCTCGCCGACGACGGCGTGGTCGACATCACGCTCGCCGCGGGCGCCTGATCGTGGGCATGCTGAACCGGCGCCATCGTGACCGGCTCAAGGAGTTCGCGCGGCCCCAGGCGGGTCAGCCGGACTACCGGGAGGGCACGATGGGCGCCGCGGTGACCGAGCCGGGCGGCCCGTCCGGGGCCGGCCAGTCTGAGGGCGGCGAGGGCGAGCAGTTCGACCCCGCCGCCCACACCATCCCCCAGGTCCTCGACCACCTGGGGGTCAGCGACGGCCACGACCCCGTGACCGTCGAGGAGTTCGACCGTGTTGTCGCGGCCGAGCGTGACGGCAAGGATCGCAGCACCCTCCTCAAGCAGCTCGAGGAGTACGCCGCGGCCCGCGACGCCGAGGGTGAGCAGTTCGACCCCTCGGCCCACGAGGTTGACGAGGTGCTCGCCTACCTCGCCGAGCTCTCCGACGAGGACGCCGACGCGCACGACGCCGAGGTCGCCCGCGTGGTCGAGGCCGAGAAGGCCGGCCAGGGCCGCGCCGAGGTCATCGAGTCCGTCGAGGGCACCCCGGGCGACGGCGACGCCTGACCAAGTCCACCCCGCCCGACCCGGCACCACGGCTGGCCGGGCGGGGTGGCACCCCACAGCTTGCGGGTGGGGCGTCAACGGGTCCCGGGCAACGGCACCGACCGTCCGCGATACCTGACCCGAAGGCCGCTTGGGGGCGTTCACGCCCGGTCCTTTCCGCCCCTGCAGCAGCGCGTCCTGCGCCCCACCCGTACCCCCAGGAGGTCGACCCGTGCCCCTGACCTACGCCACCACCGCCGAGCTGCAGGGATGGCTCCCGCCCAGCTACCCGTGGCCGGACAACGCCGACCAGCTCATCCGTACCGCGTCCCAGCTGGTCCGCTCCGCGACCCGCACCGCGATCTACGACACCACCCCCGCCGGGCTCCCCGCGGTCGGGTCCGACGCCGCCGACGCGATGCGTGACGCGACCCTCGCGCAGGTCGAGGCGTGGCTGCAGCTCGCGATCGACCCCGCGAAGGGCGCCGCCGACGACGGGACGAAGACCGTGGCGTCCAAGACCATCCGCGGCGCGACCATCAGCTACGCGGTCTATGCCGGCGTCGCGCAGGCCCGCGCGGACGCCGCGACCCACCTGTGCACCGAGGCGGCCCTCATCCTGGGCAACGCCGGGCTGACGTCCGGGGCAGTGCAGGTGCGCGGGTGAGCGGCGCCGACGAGCTGGCCGACTTCTACGTGCACACCGTCCAGGTCGAGCCGAAGGTCGGGATCTACGGCGACTACGGCCCCGCGGTCCCCGTGCCGTGCTTCGTCGACGAGCAGACCCGGATCGTGCGGGCCGCGGATGGCACCGAGCAGACGTCGTCCACCACCATCGTCGCCCACCCCGACCACGCACCCACTCTCGTCGCGGGGTCGCGGGTGACGCTGCCATCGGGGGACCGCACGACGATCCTGTCCCGGTCCCTCGCGGACTCCGGGCCGCTGGACCTACCCGACCACGTCGAAGCGGCCTGCGAGTGAGCGACGAGCCCGTCTACGAGGTCGCCCGCATCGTCATCACCCGGGAAATCCACCCCGGCCCGAACGGCGACCAGGTCGCCATCACCATGCCCGACGACCTCAGCGCGCTCGAGGCGCTGGGCATGCTCGCCATGGCCCAGGACTACGTCCTCCACGGCCGCGACGAGCAGGACTGACCCGTGGGCGTCATGCGCCGTGTCGGCGGCCCCACCGGAGACCCCCGCCGCGCCGCCCGCGAAGGCGCCGAGCGCGGCGTCTACCTCGCCGGCGAGCACCTCCTCACCGAGTCCCGCGCCAACGCCCCCATCGACGAGGGCACCCTCCGCGGCACCGGCGCCGTCTACCACGACGGCCTCACCGCGACCGTCGGCTTCGACGGGCCCTACGCGGCACGCCAGCACGAGGAGCTCGACTGGCACCACCCCCGCGGCGGGCAGGCCAAGTACCTCGAGGAACCCATGCAGACCGAGCAGCCCGTCATCCGGTCGCTCATCGCCCAGGCCATCCGATCCCGACTCGCCCAGTAGGAGAAGCCCATGTTCGTGCACCACCCCGACCCCACATTCACCGGCACCGCCCAGGTCGGCGCCTACCGCATCCCCTTCGAGAGCGGCCGCGCGCGCGTCACCCAGCCCCGCGTCCTCCTGCACCTCCAGCACGCCGGCTACCGCGTCGGCGAGGAGGGCCAGGTCCCCACCGACGACGGCGACTTCGTCGACATGAACACCCTGACCGTCGCCCAGCTGCGCGAGTACGCCGCCGAGCACGACATCGACGTGACCGGCGCGAAGCGGAAGGCCGACTACGTCGACGCCATCGCCAGCGCGTCCCCGACCGTGGACGCCGTCGAGCACGAGGCCGAGGGCACCGGCGACCCGGGCGAGGGCGTCGAGGTCGCCGCGGACGGCACCGTGCACGAGCTGACCGTGGGCGATGGCGACACCGACTGACCTCCTCACCGGCCTCGCGGAACGCCTCGACGCGGCCGGCCACGGCACCTGGTCCGAGCAGGGCATCTGGACGCCCGGCCAGACCGCTATCACCCACAAGCTCATGCCCACCGCCCCCGACCGGGTCATCGCGCTCACCGCCTACGGTCCCACCGACGACCTCGTCGGCGGCCGCATCCAGCGCATCCAGGTCCGCACCCGCGCGCCCGGGCGACCCACCGACGTCGACGACCTCGACGAGGCCATCTACCAGGACCTCCACGGCCTCGCCGACGTGGTCATCGGCGGCGTGCACGTCGTCTCCCTGGAGCGCATCAGCCAGGCCTCGCTCGGTCGCGACGCCGACGACCGGTGGGGCCTGTCTTCGAACTACGCCGCGCAGATCGGCGCGCCCACCGCTCACACCGACTGAGCCCACCAGCCCCGGGCAGGAAGCCTCCTGGCCGGAAGCCCCACCCCCCACCCAGGAGGAACCATGAGCACGCCCGCACCCGAGACCGTCCCCACCACCAACCGGCAGTGGCGCATCGACGTCGACACCAGCGCCACCGAGACGCCGGAGTGGACCCAGGTCCGCGGGGTCACCAACTTCGTGCCGTCCCAGACCGACCAGATGGCCGACGACACCGACTACGACGACGGCATCTGGACGTCCATGGGCGTCCAGTCCCGGTCGTGGGCGCCGACGGTCACCGTGCGCCGCAACATCGACGCCGACAGCTCCTTCGACCCCGGCCAGGAGGCCCTCCGTGCGGCCGCCGACGCCGGCCTGCCGGCGCACGTCCGGTACTACAACCGGGCCACCCCCGAGGGTGAGGCCTACGAGGGCATGGTCCAGGTCGGCTGGTCCCCCACCGGCGGCGCCGGCCCGGGCTGGCAGGAGGTCGGGGTCACCCTCACCGGCCGCGGGGAGCGCAAGACCATCGCGCACCCCGACGCCACCCCCTGACCGACCCCCACCCCCTGACCGGAAGGACCATCCGTGAGCAACACCCTCACCCTGCCGGTGGCTGGCCGGGAGTACGTCATCCCCCAGCCACCGGCACGGGTCGGCCTCGCCCAGGTCGCCGCGTTCACCATTTCCCGCTGCCGGCGCCAGAACATCGACCCGCCCGCCTACGCCGTCGAGCGGTGGCAGGCCCGGTACGGCACCCGCGAGCACGACATGGACGAGGACGCCCTCGGACCCGTTGCGTGGGAGCGGATGCAGGACGAGCTCACCATGGTCGACCTCAAGCGTGCCGCCGCGGCTGCGCACATCTGGATCGCGACCGGGTCCGAACGCGCCGCCCTCCTCATCCTCGACCCCACCCGCTACCTCGAGCAGGACGGCGGTGAGGACGAGGCCCCAAAAGCCTCGACGAGTGCGGACGCGGCGAGTACGACCCCGACACCGGACTCTACGAGTGGTACGAGGTCCCCGAGCAGCACCGGGACCGCCTGACCGGGAAGCAACCCGACCCGGTCACCTGGGTCGACTTCTTCCGGCTCTGGGAGCTCGTCGAGCTCGACCTGCACCAGGTCTTCGGGATCGCCGACGTCGACGACCCTGAGCACACCGAACGGCCCTGGCGGTGGCTCCGGGCCCGCATCGAGGGCCTGCTCACCGAGCCCACCTCCCGCACCTTCATCGCGACGACCAAGAGGGGGGTGAGCAGGTGAGCACTGGACCCATGGACCTTGGCTCCATCAAGGGCTCCGTCGAGCTCGACATCGCCGACTTCGAGCGGAAGTACGGCGACGTCGACCGGCTGCTCCTGCAGCTGGAGGGCCGCCGGGTCAAGGACGTCCAGGTCGGCGCCGACACCGAGACCGCGACGCGGCAGCTGACGTCGTTGGAGTCCCTGCTCAAGGGCGCCATCGACGGGGCCCGCGCCGAGGTCGACGTGCTCGCCGAGACCGGCAAGGCCGACGCCGAGCTCACCAACTTCCGGGGCCTCCTCGACCGGCTCGACGCCGAGGTCGCGTCTGTGCGGGTCGACGCGGACACCTCCCCCGCGGAGGCCGCCTTCGACGACCTCGCCGACGAGGGCGAGCAGGCCGGCGACGACGCCGGGATGGGCATGGCCGCCGGCATCCTCGCCGGGCTCGCGTCCATTCCCATCGCCGGGGCCGTCATCAAGGTCGGGCAGGCCATCGGTGAGGGCCTCCTGGACGGCGTCATGGCCGGGCTGCAGCAGGAAGCCACCCGGGACCTCTTCTCGGCCCGCACGGGGCTCGACGCGGCCACCGCTGACCGGTTCGGGCGCGCCGCCGGCAACGCCTACGGGCAGGCGTGGGGCGAGTCCATCGAGACCAACCTCGACACCGCCCGCCTCGCGCTGCAGGGCGGCCTCATCGACGCCGACGACACCACCGCCGAGGTCGAGGAGATCATCGCGTCCCTGTCCGGGGTGTCCGAGCTCCTCGGCGAGGACATCCCCCGCCTGTCGCGCGCCGTCGGCGTGATGATGAAGACCGATATGGCCCCGGACGCCCAGGCCGCCCTCGACATCCTCGTCTCCGGCATGCAGGCCGGCGCGAACGTGTCCGAGGACCTCCTCGACACCTACACCGAGTACCCCGCCGTGTTCGAGCGGCTCGGCCTCGACGGGCAGACCTCTATGGGCCTCATCTCGCAGGCGATGCAGGCCGGTGCCCGCGACACCGACTACGCCGCGGACGCCCTCAAGGAGTTCCAGATCCGGGCGACCGACGGGTCCGAGGCGTCCGCCGACGCCTACAAGCTCATCGGGCTCTCGGCGGAGGACATGACCGCCAAGATCGCGAAGGGCGGCGCCGACGCCGAGGAGGGCCTCGGCATGGTCCTCGACGCGCTCCGGGCCATCGAGGACCCGGTGCTGCGGAACCAGGCCGCGGTCGGCCTGTTCGGCACCAAGGCCGAGGACCTCGGCGACGCGCTCTTCGCGATGGACACCAGCACGGCCGTGTCCGAGCTGGAGGAGCTCGGGGACGTCGCCGGCCGGTCTGGTGAGGCCCTCGACACCATGGCCGACAACACCGCCTCCTCGGTCGAGTCCGCGAAGCGGTCCATCGAGGTCTCCGCCCAGGGCATCCAGGGTGCCCTCGCCGTCGCCTTCTCCGACCCCCTGACCGAGCTGTCCGCCTACGTCTCCTCGAACCGGGCCGGGGTGCTCGAGTTCATGGGCCTCATCGCCAACGGGTTCTTCGACGCCGGCCGGGCCGTGGTCGAGTTCGCCGCGACCGGCCTGCACTCCATGGGCGACTTCATCAACCAGGGCATCATCCCCATGATCGAGGGCGTCGAGCAGGTCGTCTACGCCCTCGACGGCATCCCCGGGGTCGACCTCGACGCGGAGGCCTTCACCGAGACCACCAACGGCATGGTCGACGACCTCCGCGGCGTCGCGTGGGACGCCTACGCCGCCTCGGACGACATGCGCACCGCGTTCATCGACGAGGGCATCGACCCCATCCAGGACCGGTTCAACGAGGGCCTCGACACCGAGATCATCAAGGCCCAGGTCCACGACGCGACCACGGCCATGCAGTCCAGCATCGGCGACCTCGGGGAGTCCTTGGAGGACGTGTCCCAGATCGAGCTGTTCGAGGACGGGTCCTTCAAGACCGCGACCGAGGACGCCCAGCTCCTCGACGAGCAGCTGCGCACCGCGGTCGACTCCATCGGGGCCGTGCAGGAGTCCGCGAAGGCGGCCGGGGAGTCCCAGTCCGAGCTGAACGCCCGGTGGCAGGCCGGCCGGGACGCGCTCGTCGCCCAGCTGGAGGCCATGGGTTTCACCACCGAGCAGGCGCAGCTGCTCGCGGAGGCCTACGGTGCCGTCCCGGAGCAGATCGAGACGTCCGCGACCCTCGACACCGCCCCGGCGAAGACCAACCTGGGCGACCTCGTCGTGGAGATCGACGCGGCCACCGGCACGGTCACCGTCAACGGGGACAAGACCCCCGCCGACACCACCCTCGGCGAGCTCGTCGGCAACGTGAACGCCTCCGACGGCACGGTGAAGATCCTCGGGAACAAGGTCCCGGCCGACATCACCCTCGAGCAGCTGCTCGGCGCGATCGGCAGCTCGTCGGACACGGTGACCATCAATGGGCAGGACTACCCCGCCCGGTCTGAGCTGGGCCAGCTCCTGCAGGCCGTGCGCGCCTCGTCGGCGGACATTCGGGTCGGCGCCAACACCTACTCGGCGACGTCCGCGCTGGACAACATGATCCGCACCTACAACGGGCGGACGATGACGGTCTACACGATGATGAAGACCATCGGGCAGGCCCCCGTCGCGACCGGCGGCTACGCCGACGACGTGGCCACCGCCTACGGCCTCGCCGGTGGCGGCACCCCGCAGAGCTTCACCGGCCGCATGGTCACCGGCCCGGGCACCCCGACGTCCGACGAGGTCGACGCGCGCCTGTCCCGGGAGGAGTTCGTGCAGCGTGCCGCGGCGGTGGACTACTACGGCGTCGACAAGATGTACGAGCTCAACGCCATGACGATCCCCCGCGAGTGGCTCGACGGGGTCATGGCGCAGCCCCTCGCCGCGGGTGGCCGGCCCGGGGCCGCCGCCCCCTCCATGGTGTCGTCGCCGGCCGGTGGCCACCAGGACCTGTCCGGGCTCGCCGCGCAGGTCGCCGCCCTGTCCGCCGCCGTGGCGTCCATCCCTGACCGCATCGAGGCCGTCGTCGAAGTCGACCGGCAGGCCATCGCCCGCGGCGCCCGCGCAGGCCTGCAGGAGATCGGCGCCCCGGCTACCTGGGGCGACCCGTCACGACAGATCGGGGGTCGCCGGTGAGCACGTGGTTCGGGCAGCTCGGGTCCATGGTCGAGGTGATGTGCGAGTCCCGCCGGTCCCGCCGGCAGGAGGACCGGTGGCTCTTCGCCGGCGGCGAGGGCACCCTCTCCCCCGTCGAGGCGCTCATGGTGACCCAGCACGGCGCCGGCGCCCGCCGGTGGGACCTCACGAAGGCCAACCACGCCATCGCCGAGAGCAACGCTCTCGCGTCGCTCGTGCGCGCGCAGCAGCTCGCCGGGCAGGGCCTGCGCATGGTCCCGCACGGGGCGCAGCACATGAACATGCTCACCCCCGGCGCGTCCGAGGAGATGGTGCCCCCGAACGGCGCCACGAGCGCTGAGGCGTCCCGGTACTGGACGGGTGCCCTGACCCGGGCGGGCCTCGTGGCCGTCGTCGAGCCGGTCTACTCGACCCGACTGGTCCAAACCGGGGAGACCGTCCTGACCGACGACACCGTCCTCGACGACTCCCTCATCCTGCGCGGCCCCCGGTGGACCACCGAGGACGTCGCCGCCGACGAGACGACCTACGCGTCCGCGTCGGTCACCCTGCCCCCCAACCAGGCCGCCGTGTCCCCCGTGGTGCCCCTGCTCGGGCAGCGGCAGGCCCGGTTCGGGGTGTTCCTGGCGCACGCCGGGCCCGGGGGGTCGGTCACCGTGACCCTGCAGGGCGTCACCGCAACCGGCACGGTCGTCTCCTCGGCCACTCGCACGACCACCCCGTCCGCCGTCATGCGCCGCGAGACGTGGCTCTGGGACGGCATCCCCACCTCCGCGGTCGGTGCCCGCATGGTGATCTCCCACACCGCGGACTCCCTGCGCCTGGCGTGGCCGTCCATCACCCTCGGCGACCGCCTGACCCGGTGGGTCCAGGGCCAGTGCGCCGACCAGGTCGTCATCTTCCCCCCGACCCAGGACCCGACCCTCCTCACGCCCGGCCGGTCCATGGCGTCCACGTCCTACCAGGTGATGGAGGTGGGCGTGTGATGGGTGCCCGCCTAGTCCACTACGAAGCCCGGACAGGCCCCCAGTACGACCCCACCCGCATCCGAGGGTGCTCGTGGAACTACGGCATCGTCCTCAACAGCGGGCACGTCGCCGGCCTGGACGGGAAGGTCGAGTGGGGCGACCCTGGCCAGCCGTCCCCGGTGGCCGGGACGTGGACCCGTGAGGCCGGGCACTACTTCGAGCTCGACTGCACCGACCACCGCGGCACCACCCGGGTCATCACCGGCCGCGTCGACGACTCCTCGGGCGGCACCGACCAGCCCCAGGCCACGTCCCGCCTGACCGACTGGACGTCCCGGCTGCAGGCCCGCCTCGACCTGCGCCCCCTCGGCTACTACATGCCCGCCAACCCCATGCTCACCGGCGCCATCAAGCGCAAGCCCGGGCTCTTCTCCTGGTGGTTCACCCACCAGGCCCTCACCCGCGCCGGTTTCTACCCCTCCCAGGCCGTGCAGGGTTACTCCGTCCTCTACGTGTCCATGTGCGGGTCCGCGTGGCCCATCCCCGACCTCAAGCACGCTTTCGCGCCACTGGGTGAGTGCCGCCAGGTGCACCGCCTGTCCGACAACACCGTCGCCCCCACCCCCGTCCCGGGTGACGAATGCCCGGTCACCAGCGACGTCTACGGCCTCTACCTGACCCGCCCCACCAACTCCGTCCTCCCGTGGCAGCTCACCGTCGACCTCGGTACCGCGACCCCCGCACCGGGCGAAACCGGCCGCGTGTCCATGCGCCGCTCGTCCGCCTACGCCGGGCTCGAGCTCGACTGGATCCAGGACAAGGTCCGGGTCTACCGGCTCAACGTCGGCGGCACCAAGACGCTCCTGTCCGAGCACGAGCGCGCCCGCTCCGGGGTCTACCGCACCCGGTGGTCCCTCGTCGGCCGCCCGGACGGCACCGGCCGCCTCATGTGCGAGGACGACACCTCCGGGAACCGGACGTGGAACGCGGTGGCCACCTACGGCGAGCACGGCGCGGAGATGCCCACCGGGTCGGTCCGCATGGGCGTCAAGGTCGAGGCCGAGGGCCGCATCGGCGCCGTGCAGGTCGCCCGCGCGGACTCCCCCGGGCACGTCGAGCGCATCACCGGCGCCACCATCCTCCGCGCGCCCGCCGCGTACTCCGTCACCGAGCGGTCCCTCATCGCCTGGGGGTACGTCGCGAAGCGCGAGGCCGGCGACATCCTCGCCCTCCAGGCCAACGCCGAGCGGGGCCTCCGAGGGCTGCCGCTCATGCAGTGGATTCACAGCGACGGGCGCCTCATCAACGCCGACTTCGAGTCGCTGCAGAGTGGCGCCCGCAACCCCTCCGGGCAGCCCGTCGAGTCCGTCATCTCCACCACCGACACCCCCACGAGGCTGCACAACCTGTGGTGGACCGAGGAGAGCAACGGCCCCTGGGCGTCGCACACCGTCACCTACATGTCCATGCGCCGCAGCGGCGACAACGCGACGATGCCGACCCGGCTCCTCGCGCAGGGCCGCCAGGAGACCATCGAGCGGGGCGACGACTGGTCCATCTTCCTCAAGCCCAACGAGGGCGAGATCTGGCTCGAGCCGGAGCTGCGGCCACGCCTCGCCGGCCACCCGTACGGCGGCACCGAGGGCAAGTACCTCGACCGGGCCATCGGCACCTTCCTCGGTGGCTCCCGACGGGACGGCGACGGCAACCCGCAGGGGTGGCTCCTCGCGTCCGACATGGGCTGGACCCAGGACGCCAACGGGCTCGTCGTGGGCGCGTTGACGATGCTGGACCCCGAGACCGTGGTCATGTCGGGCACCGTCAACACCCCAGCCGGGCTCGACATGTCGACGATGCCGTCGGAGAACTCCGCCGGCCTCCCCGAGCCGCGCAAGCAGCAGCCGCTCCCGCAGCTGCGCGGGCCCGCGAAGGTCACCGAGATCCCGTCCGAGGTCACCATCACCGTGTCCGGCAACGACCGGCACCCCATCTCCACCCACGACTGCGGCGCCTGGGTGCAGCGAGACCCTCACGCCCAGTACGTCGCCTCAGAGCAGGCCGAAGCCCTCACCGACCCCGTCCGGGTCATCAAGTTCGCGTGCTCCGCCGACCCGTGGATCAAGCCCGGCCAGGTCCACCAGGTCCACAAGGTCCGCCCCGACGGCTTCACCGAGATCCAGCAGGGCGTGGTCGTGCGGGTCGAGGGCGCGACCTGGCGGGCCGACATGACCGTGCACATGGCCGTGACCGACACCGACGTGGTCGCCCCGGCCGAGCCCCCGAGCATCGCGCCGCCGCTGCCGGCCTGGTTGCGCAACCTCGAGCCGCCCCCCGGTTTCGACCCGTTCCCCATCGAGCTCACGTGACCCCCGGAGGCCCGCAGTGACTGACCTCGCCCCCCTGCCCACCACCATCACGGGCACCGCGACGGTCTCGTTCATCAACGAGATCATCCGCCGCATGAACGCGGCCGGCGGCACGAACATGCCGGAGGTCCCGGACGGGTCCATGTGGGGCTACGTGCGCCCGGTCCTCGACGCGATCGAGGACCGCCTGGCCCGGTGGGAGCAGTTGACCCCGGAGATGGCGGACGTCCTCTACGCCTACCAGCAGGGGCAGGACGCCACCGACACGGCAGTCGCCGCGCTGCTCGGCGACCCCTCGAGCACCCGCGCCGCCATCGAGTCCATCGCCAACGCGACGGTCTCCGCCATCGCCCCAGACGGTGGTGTGCAGGCGGTCGGCAAGGACGAGGTCACCCGCAACATGACCGACTACGGCGTCGTCGGCGACTACGCCGGCGACTTCGCCGCCGCCACCGACGACACCGCCGCCATCAACGCCTGTCTCGCCATGGGCGGCCGGTGGCTGCTCCCCGGTGACCGGCAGTGCAAGATCACCGGGCCCTTGCGCGTGACCCAGTCGCACACGGTCGTCGAGACGCAGGCGGGCACGACCCTGTGGGTGCCCCCGGGGTATGCCGGCGACGTAGTGCTCGTCGGCGACACGACCACGCAGATCATCAGCTGGAAGCTGGACGGGCCCGCCGCCATCAAGGAACCGGGCAAGTCTGGTGGCCGCACCACCCCGCCCGGGGCGTGGACCGCGTTCCACATCTTCGGCAACAACACCGGCGTCACCGATGGCCGGATCCAGTGGACGTCCTGGTGGCCCGACCGGCACGTCCTCTGGGAGGTCGTCGGCCTCGGCTGGGTCAACGTGTGCGACGTCACCGGCCCCTCCTGGTACTACCGCACCTACATGGAGTGCAAGCGCAACGGGTCCACCGCAGTCGGCTTCGCCGGGAACACCGTGGGTCCGGTCAAGGGCCAGTCCGGCAACTTCACCGAGTTCGGCATCAAGAAGCTCACTGGCCGCAACTGGTCGCTCCGTGACGTCAACCTCTTCGACATCGGCTACAACCCGGCGGCCGTGTCGCTCGACGTGGACGCCGACGCCCGGTCCATCAACATCCAGGGCGGGCTCCTCGGCGCGCAGAACGTGCAGAACCGGGCGCCCGCCGGCGAGGTGACGATCCAGGACCAGTTCACCATCGCGCCGTGGTCGGCCACGCAGCCCCCGATCGGTGCCCCCGAGATGGAGGTCGATCTCTCGCGGCCCGTCGCGGCGACCTGGGACATGCGTCGCAACGCGCCCGCGTGGCGCTTCCCCAACAACGGGCTCTCCGGGGTCACGTTCACCATGCGCGTCCCGCCCCGCGCGACGAAGGCCACCATGGTCCTCCACGTCGCCGGCGTCGGCGGCACGACCGGGAAGGCGTCCCTCGCGATCTCCGCGGCCCCCGTGGCCGGCGCAGGCACCAACCTGCAATCCACGACCAGCACGACGTCGCGCACGGCCCTGGTCGACATGGTCGGCGACGACATCCTCGTGGAGGTCCCCCTCGCGGAGTACGTGACCAGCCCAGGGCAGGTCCTCGGCATCCGGGTCTACCGGATCGGCACCGACGCCGCGGACACCTACGAGGGCCCGGTCGTCCTGACCGCCGCGACCATCACCTACCGGGCCTGACCAGCTTCTGCTCGGAAGCGGCCGCGACCCTGCGCTCCACCTCGTGAGCGTGGGCCGTGCACAGCAGCGTCCCCCCGAACCACGTCTCACCGGACTCCCGGCAGTCCAGCACCATGCACGCCTGCATCCCACGACCTCCTTTGGCTCCCCCAAGAGTAAAGGTTTGGTAAAGAACTCGCCGTGCGAACGGCCCTTACTCGTCATCGACCAGGAGGCCACATGAGCCGCATCAAGGGCTCGCTCACCAGCATCGAAGCGTGGGGCGCGCGCACCTGGAGGTGGGTCGAGCGCGACAGCTTTCGCGAGACCATCGCCCTCATCCTCGCCGCCGGGTCCGTCGTCCTCGGCGCCGTCATGCTCTTCGACCCCGGCCCCTTCAATCGGCCCACCTTCGCCGTCGCCATGCACTGGATGCCCGCCCAAACGTGGGGCGTGTTCTTCATCCTCACCGCGACCGCGATGGGCCTCACGATCCTCACCTCACGCCGCGACGCCTACTGGCCAGCCGTTTTCCTCACCGGCCTCTACTGCGGGTGGTCCGCCGCCGCGCTGCTCTCGACGACCGACCCGTCCGTTGTCCTGTCCGCGGTCGTCATGTACTCCCTCGCCTCGGTCCTCTGCGCCGTCACCGCCCTGTCCTACTGGCGCGAGTCCCGGCCGTGACGCAACCGCTCACCGTCACCTCCCCCGGGCACGCGGTCGCCCGAGCCGGCTACGGCATGGCATGGGTCCTCGGCATCGCCTACATGACCGGGTGGGCCGAAGCCACCTCCCTCGAGGAGCTCACCGGCAAGGTCTTCGTCGGCATCTGGTCCATCTGCCTCGGCGCCGCCGGCGCGTGGGGCGTCCTGTCCATACGCGCCGCGACCTACTCCAAAGGCTCTGCGAAGCCGCTGCTCGGGGCCATGCGCGACGAGGCATGGTCAGCGGCCGGCATCGCCGTCGCGCTCCTCGGCTACGAGGTCGTCATCCTCCGCAACCTCGGGCTCTTCGACGGTGCCGCCACCCAGATCCTCGTCACCGGCATCGGCCTCGGCTGCGCGTTCCGGGTCCGCCAGATCCGCAGCGAGATCCGGGACGTCCGGGCATCCCTGGACAACCCCGTGGCCGCGGACCCCGCGCCGCTCGGGAGACCCGACGCAGACGAGGAGTGAGGCGTGGAGCTGTGGACGCTCGCCATCCTGCCCGTGCTCCTGGTCCTGGCCCCGCTGGTGTGGAAGGACCTGATCTCCCCCAGGGTCAACCCCGAGCGGGACAAGCCTGACGAGTCCACCACGGTCGTCGTCGGGCAGCCCGTGCAGGGCATCGACTGGGACGCGCGCCTCGTCGACGACTTCGACCGTGAGCAGCTCGAGCACCGCCTCTGCCACTCCGTGATGCGCGACCACGGCATCACCATCCCGCACGACTGAGGAGCACCCCCATGTCCGAGACCACCCTCCCCGCCCACATCGGCTGGGGCTACGTCCGCGGCCGCGTCATCGCGTCGGTCGCTGACACCGCCGAGGACGCCGACGAGTACCCCCAGGCGCGCCCGCTCGCCGGCAAGGTGTTCTTCACCGACGACGTCGACGTGTCCTTCGGGTCCCCCGACCAGGCCGGCACCACCGGGTACGCGGACATCGTCTACCACGACGTCATCGAGGCGTCCCTGTCCTCGTCCGGGCGCATCCTCGACGGCGAGGGCCGGCAGGGCATCTGGCTCCCCGAGGGGTCGTGGGCCGTCCGGGTGGAGCCCGCGAGCAACGGCAACGAGCCGAAGCGGAAGCCGCTGGAGGGTCGCCTCACCATCGGCCCGGAGCACACCCTGGAGACCCCGCAGCAGCTCTCCCGCGCGTTCCCCTACACCGCACCGGCTGGGGCGACGGTCCAGACCCTGGTGGTCCCGGACGACGGTGTCCCGGGGCAGCTGCTGACCCGCGACGTCGCGGGTGAGCTCGCGTGGGTCGACCCCGTCCAGGCGGGAGCCACCTACGACGACTCCGGCGTCATCGCGCGCCTGGACGCGCTCGAGGGCGAGCCCGCCCCTGACCTGTCGGGGTACGCCCAGACCTCGAGCCTCGCCACGGTCGCCACCACCGGCGCCTACGGCGACCTCACCGGCAAGCCCACCATCCCCTCGACCCCCGGCGAGGTCGGTGCGCAGCCGGCCGGGTCCTACGCCACCCTCGTCGGCGGCGTCATCCCCTCCTCTCAGATCCCCGCGCTTGCCCTCACGAGCACCAACGTCGTCGCCTCCCAGGCCGCGATGCTGGCGCTCAGCAACGTGCAGACCGGGGACATCGCCGTCCGCACCGATGGCGCGGGCACGTTCATCCTGTCCGGGGCGAACCCTGCGCAGATCGGGTCGTGGACGCTGCTGTCCTCCCCCACCGACGCTGTCACGTCCGTCAACGGGCAGACCGGGGCCATCACCCTGTCCGCGGCCAACGTCGGCGCCGCGCCGACCACCCGCACCATCACCGCCGGCACGGGCCTGTCCGGTGGCGGCGACCTGTCCGCGAACCGGTCCCTGTCCGTCAACTACGGCACCACGGCGGGCACCGCGGCGCAGGGCAACGACTCGCGCCTGCAGGCCGCGGCAACGGCCGTGCAGCCCGCGGACGCGACGCTGCTGCAGCCCACCATCCTCGCGGCCGGAGCCACCCCACCCTCCGACGGGATCTGGCTGAGGGAGCGCGCCTGATGGCCATTGGCACCCCGACGCTCCTGGCGACCTACCAGTCGACAGCGAACGTCACCACCGGGCAGATGGCCGTGGGTGTCGCCGTGCCCGCCGGCGAGGTCGTCGTGGTCACTGCCCACGCCGGCGGGGCCGCGGACCTAGCCATCGGCGACTCCAAGGGCAACACGTGGGCCGCGGGGCCGTTGATCACCCAGGCCACCGCGCCCGGGTCGACGACCCGCATCTTCACCGCGCTTATCACCGAGCCCCTGGAGGAGTCAGACACCATCACTGTGGCCCGTGCCGGGTCCGGCGGCCTGGTCTGGCACGCCCTCCGCATCACCGGGGCGTCCGGCGCGGTCGGGTCGTCGGTCACCAACACCGGCACCACCGCCACCATCGCCACCGGGGCTGTCCCCTCCGCCGCCGGGAACATGGTCATCATCGCCGCCACGTCCGCGGCGTCCGCGACCCTCACCGGGTCCACCGGCACCACCGTCATCGGCACAGGCGCAGCGACCGGCGGCAACTCCAACCGGTCCGGGTGGGCCGCGCACCGCCTGTCCACCGACAACAACCCCGTCACCCCCACCGTGACGATGAACAACGGGTACGCCTGGTCCGCCGCGGCCGTCGAGCTTGTCGCCGCACCCACCGCACCCGGGCAGACCGGCGACTACGAGGTCGTCCGCAGGGTCGGCGGCGTCACCACCGTCCTCGACGTCGTGCGCCGCGCCGGCGGCGTCACCACCGTCCTCGAGCTCGTGGCAGACGGGGGCACCTCACCCGAGCCTGCGACCGCGCTCACCGGCCTCTACTACGGCACCGTCAACGCCACCACCGACCCCGTCGCCAACACCCAGTCCGGGTTCGGCGTCACCCCCCAGCTCGTGTCCGCCTACCTCCAGTGGGGCGAGAACTTCGACCTGACCACCCAGTCCGGCACCGACCGCCTCAACATGTTCAAGGCCGTCATCGACGCCGGCACAGCGGTCTACCTCACCGTCCAGGCGAAGGACGGCGCACCCCACTCGTACAACGACATAGCGGGCGGCAATACCGCTGCCCTCGCGCGCCTGCAGAAGTGGTGCGAGTTCGTGCAAGCCCTCGCCGACTACTCCCCCCAGCAGACGTACATCGGCATGGGCTCCGAGTTCGAGGTGCAGGTCAACCAGGGCCTCATCACGGGCGTCTCCAACCAGACGTTCGCCCAGGCACACGACCTGTTCTGCACCTACGCCCGCCAGCACGCCCCCGACTGCCGCACCGTCTACCACGTCGGCCACTTCGACGCGACCGCCATCCTCGAGATCCTCGGGCACAAGCAGGTCGGCATGGACGTCATGGGCCTCGACCCCTACCGCGGCGGCGGCGGCAACCCCTCCACCACCGTCCGCCAGATGATGAACGGGAAGAACCTCACCCCCGCCAACGTCCGCTCCAACACCAACATCATCCGCCTCGGCAACGAGAAGGGCTCCCCCGTCGCGGTCGCCCTCACCGAGTACGGCACCGACCGGTCATACACCGACTCGTCCATCGCCGGGTTCATCTCGTCCACGCAGGCAGCGATCGACGCCGAAGACCTCGAGTTCACCATCTACTGGAACTCCGACAGCGGCCCCAACAACAACTCCCGCGTCGACGTCACCGGGTACGACCTGTCACGGGCCGCGCTCGCCGCGCTCGTCTCCATCTGACCCACCCCAACCCGCGACCCCGCACCAGCGGGGCGCTCCGTCCTGCCCAGGAGGGCGACATGGCACAGCAGAAGACCGTGACCGACTACCAGGCCGAGGCCGTCCGCCTCCTCGCGCTCGCCGGCGACGCCGAGCACCCCGAGGACCAGCACCGCCTTAAGGCCCGCGCGCAGCAGCTCGCCGCGCAGGCCGAGGCCGAGAAGCTGGAGGACTGACATGCCCACCGCACGCGACTTCCTCGACCAGTGCGCCAAGCACGTCGGCGAGACCGGCGACAACTCCACCTGGCTCGGCCTCGCCGCCGAGGTGCCCGACGCCTCACTCAAGCGGTGGGCCGACTGGGACTCCCCCTACTGCCAGGGCGGCATCCAGCTGGCCATGATCCGCGTCGGCATGGGCCTCGTCCCGTGCACGCTGCCCTACTACGTCCCGTCGATGGAGCAGTACGCCCGCAACCAGGGGGCCTGGGTCGACTTCGACGACATCCAGCCCGGCGACTTCATCATCTTCGACTGGGGCGGCGACGGCATCGGCGACCACATCGGGCCCGCCCGAGCGCGCCCGCAGGGCAACTCCGTCGCGACCGTGGAGTGGAACACCTCGAAGGACGACTCCGGCTCCCAGAGCAACGGCCGCGGCTGTTGGAACCGGACGCGCTACCGCTCCCAGATCCGCGGGGCCTACCGGCCACCGTGGACCGCCTACTCCCAGCACGGCTACGACCTGGCCCACTGGCGGCAGGTCCAGATCGACCTCACCACCCTCGGCCGCGACCCCGGCCCGGCCGACGGCGTCAACGGCCCGAAAACCAACGCAGCCGTCAAGGCGTTCCAGTCCCGGTGGGGCCTCGAGCGGGACGGCATCCCCGGCCCGATCACCCAAGCGGAGATCCGGCGCCAGCTCAAGGCCCAGTCCGAGCCGAAGCCGCCGCCCGCCCCCGAGCCGCCCATGCCCACCCCCGCTCCCGCTCCCGAGCCGGAGCCCGACCTGGAGGTGCCCGACGTGGTCGACCCCGACGCCCCCAACTTCACCCGCCTCGGCGGCGAGACCAGCATGGCCACCTCGGTCCTGCTGCAGCAGCTGGACCCGCCGGCCGACGGCGAGGCGCGGGCCTACCTGGTCGCGCACGACTCGCCCGTCCACGGCCTCATCCCCCGCGACGGCGTCGTCCTGCTCGGCCGCCGCGGCGCCGGGACCCTGGCCCCCGAGGTGCGCGACTTCCTCGCCACCGCCAGGGCCACCGAGCTCGTCGTCGTCGGCGGCCCCAACGCCGTCACCCCCATCCTCGCCGCCACCGTCTACCAGGAGATCAGCGCATGAGCACTGCCACCCAGACCCGCCACCCGTGGCGCGCGGTCGTCCGCACCTCCCTGCAGGTCGGCGTCCCCGCCGTCCTCGCCCTCGGCCTCGTCGTACCCGAGGTCGTGCGCATCGTGCTCGAGGAGGTCGGCGCCCGCACCGACGTCCCCGACTGGCTCCGGGTCGCCCTGCTCGGCACCGCGGCCGTCGTCACCGCGGTCTCCGCGATCCTCGCCCGGGTCATGGCCATCCCCCAGGTCGAGGCCCTCCTCGAGCGGGTCCGGGCCCTGTCGTGGATGGCCGCCGAACCGCCGGCCGCCCGGCATACCGACCACGACGGCGACGGCGTCGCGGACCACGCGCAGACCTGACCCCATGGACCGGCTCGACGCCTGGACCTGGGTCGTCTTCGCGTTCCTCATCGGCCTCCTCCTCGGCCTCGCCACCTGACCGCACCCGCACCACGGCGCCCCCACCCTCCACGCGAGGGTGGGGGCGCCTCGTCAGGTAGCAGGGCATGATGGCGCGATGGAGCACGGACGGAGAACCAGCATATTCACTGGCGTGGCGCTACTGTCACGCTTCGAACAAGACCAAAAGTTACGAAAAGCCGCATGGCTTGACAACGGGGCCAACTACCCGGATCTGCTTTACCATTACACGAGCCTGGACGGCCTAGAGGGGATCATCACCTCATCGTCGATATGGGCGTCGGATCCGCGCTTCTTGAATGACTCTTCTGAACTGACCTACGCGGCGGGTCTAGTAGATGAGTGGGTACAGGAGGCAGTTTCTTCATCGACCAGCGTGTCAGAACAAGTAAAGTCGTACTTGCCGGACCTTCACGGCCTGGTAGACATGCCAGCCATGGGCCTGCATCCGTTCATTGCCTGCTTCTGCGAAGAGGGAGACTTACTCTCTCAGTGGCGCGGCTACGGCTCTTCACAGGCGCCAGTATCCATCGGCCTTTCACTCCGCCCTTCGGTGAGCCGGCTGAGACTGCCCAACCAGACCACCTTGGAGAAGGTTGTCTACGACCCAAATCAACAGCGCGCCGCCGTAACAGAGGTCGTCGAAACGTGGCTTATCACCCTGGCAGCGCTCCTCGATGATGGATTCCCGAGGTCCGCCCTGCTCCCGGAGCCGGCAAGGGAGGCCCTAATGCGCGCATTGAGGGAGCAATATCTATGCTTCAAGCATCCCTCGTTCTCCGAGGAGCGTGAATGGCGACTTATCAAATTGATAGATGTCGATGCAGAAATAGAACACGCACTCAATGTGGAATCTGACAAAATGGTCGCAGCAGCCGCTCGGAAAATGAAGGCCTTAGGTCGGACTTTCGAAAGACCCCCAAATCTAGCTGCATCGCGCGAAGGCGTGCGTGTGAACTTCAGAAAATCAGCCATTGGCCTTATACCTTACGTCGAATTGAAGCTGCACGAAACTTCGCTTCCACCGCGGCTGCCGCTGCGCAGCGTTCGACATGGCCCTACAGCTCATCCGGACCTGGCAGTGGACTCGCTACGGATGTTTCTTCGCAGTTGCGGATACAACCCTGCAGTCGCAGTCAACGCGTCAGCAGTGCCGCTCAGATTCTGA